GGGTCTCCGAATGGGTTGCTTTCACTAAAATCAATATAGTCGTTTCCTATAATATCGAAAGAACTGTTTTGAGCGAGCTCGTCGTTGACAAATGATGTGATATTTTCATTGGTTAACTCAACTACAGAGGTTACTGTTGATGTCGTGCCAGAAGTTTGGCCAACTAATGCTGTATTAGCAGTCAACGTATGAAACTCTCCATCATTGAACGTCAGCGTACCAAACGTTGCTATTGTTCCAGTTGGTGTGTGTTCGTATTGCAACAACTCTGCTTCTCCAACGACCCCAGACGGCAGCGTTATTGTTAGCGTTTCACCAAGATCGTGTACGTCTCCTCCATCAAAGTCAAGCACAGCACGAGAGCCTTGAGTGTGACCGACCTGTATCGCATCAATCTCTGCTATTCCAGTGTCAATCTCTTGGCCGCTGTATTCGAAGAGCTCGCATGTAAGTTTAAACGTAGGTATAACACCCTTTGTATCGCCGCTGCCTCCAAGTTGGAAAAATGGGCTCTTGTCTTCAACAAATTTAATTTCAAAGAGTCCACCACTAAATGGCACATAGATCAGGTCACCTTCACGAGGACGAACGCTGTCATTTGTATAGCCATGACGACCTATAAGAGAGTTCCATCGACGGCGACTGCAAACGAGTGTCAATTGATCTCGTGTTTCAAGCCCAAATTTTGTCATGAGGTCGCCGTCGCCTTCAAAGCCGTCAACGCTTTCAACAAACATTTCGATAAGAAACGAAGCGTCAAAGCTTGATATAACGTCTTCGTTTAGGATAAAGTCTTGCTTTACAATCTTACGAGGAATGTAAAAGACGTCATGACCCATAATCTTCATAGACTCGATAAGAATGTCTTCAAGAAGATTCTGCTCGGGTCTATAGCGCTGGCTAAAATATACACTGCGTGGCATAATGTGTTATCCCATATAAAAGTCTGGCGGCATCTGATACTTGGTATCAAAGTCAGTCTCAATTTTTTCAATATCAGCAAGCGCGTCTTCGTAGATTGCGCGACCGTTTAGTGTCACTCCACCAGGAAGAGTCATGCCTTCGAATTTCAACAAGTTTGTTCCCCATTGCTTTTTTAGCAACGCGGTAAGATACTTCTTGAGAAGCATGTCGTTATAAACGTCTGTATATTCGTTAGGGTTGATGGTCTGATAGCCTTCAATAATAATATACTGGCCGATGTTTACGTAGGTTTTCCAATCATCCTGAATGCTTAAGCGATTCATGTGACGAGTGAATATAATCTGTTGGGTTGAACCGGTAAGTATAAGCTCGATCGAGTTCATATACTGTTTGGTCATCTCGTAGTTGATGAGCGAGTCTGGCTTGCGAAGGCCGTAGAGGTCATTTAAAAACATCTGATACTTAACGCTAAACATGTCAGCTGCGTCGCCGCTGCTCAAGTTTAGGACTCGCAACACTGAAATAAGCTGATCAGGCAATGTAATATAGTTGTTGTCATAGTCTGCTTGTGTGACCTGATGCTTTAAGAATGTACGCACGACCGCGTCGCTGTGATACTCTTGATAAAACTGAAGTGCCTCGTCAATACGATCTTCAATCTGATCTTCGTCGATATTGATTTCGAGTACTGGAGCACCAAGAGCGCGAAGGCAATAGTCTGCTAATTCTTGGCGTGATGTTGGTTTTGCCATAATATACTATTTATACTCAATGGCCTTTAGTGGCGAAATTGTATGTAATCTTTCCAGTCAAATCAGAAGAGTATACGCTCGAACCTGGAGTCATATACTGAAAATATAATTCTCCTGCACCTTCTGGTCCGTTTCCAAACTCTATCGTCAACGGATAATATAGATTCGCGACCATATAAAATGTACCGGTACTTTCGTAAACGCCATGCAAACCAGGCAAACTTACTACGCTATTGCCGATAGATCGGTTGACATCAAATGCATTAGTCCCAAGCCATAGATAGCTAGCGTCGTCAGAAGCAAGTTTAAATGTATATAGTCCGCTTATATTCGGTTTAAAATAACCTCTTATAATAAGACTCTCGTTGTTTGGAACCGCAGAATAGTTTCCATAGACGACACTCGCGACCTCTTCAGATTTTAAAGCTGGACCTACACGATTATTTGGATCAGAGGGGACCGGTGATCCTCCAGCATAAAAATAGTATACACCTTTACCAACTGCAGGGAAAGATTCACTCAATGACTCTGGTCTATCATATTGCGGTTCTGGGTAAAATCCACTTTCTGCCCAAGCCTCGATATTAAAGAGATCTCCAATACGTGTTATCTGATAATAGCCTATATCACTTGGTCCTAATTCAGCTATGTTTCTATCATTAAAAAACCCGTTGCTATCATTAAAATAACCCCAATATTGCTTAGTGTACAAGCCATTCTGTAAGTTTAATCCGCTCACATCCCATGAATTTGGATCTGCTACTTGATATGAAAAATTTTCGTACTCTAAACCGACACCTGAATTGTAGAGTGCTGTTATTTCTGGTGGTGTAAGAACCCGTCCCCAGATACCAATCTCGTCTAGCTTGCCTGGACCCGGATATTGTGTACCAGAAACGTCTCCAGCAAACATAGAAAGAATGGAATTTTCATAACCACCTTCAGGACTTACCGAACTTAATTTGATATTATAAACAAAAACATGCTCTTCAATGCCGTTATAATATACACGTACTGTTTTTGTTGAAAGGTCATGCGTTACAGCAACGTGAACAAATCCTCCTTCATAAATCCCTGACTTATTTGCATTAAAAGCTGTACCTGCACCGAGTTCATCGTACCAAATTGTGCCTTCGACTGTTTGATGTGTGTCACCCTCAAGTGTTCTAATGCGCCACAAACAACAATTTGACCAAGCATTTGGAAACATTTGATTTGTGTCGTCACCATTATCGTTTGTAGACATCCAAAATGAAAAACTCCAACTTGAGTTTACAGCGTCATACGGAGACGGTGCTATGTATAAACTTACATTTTCATTAAGGTCATTTTGAATTGCACTATTACCTATTACCCCTCCACCGCTTTCAATTGCGCTTGGATCATCACTATATACAGTAAGATGATTGCTTCCATGCGAGTCATAACGAGTGCCGCTCGATTCTTCCATCTTCCAGTAAGCTATAAGATTAGCAAACAAACCCGTTTCAAACGCAGATGCGTTTGTGGAGACATACTTGTATGCCAAATCTAATCCAAGACCTAACATATCAGAATAAAACTGTTACTGCAGCTGTTGAAATTGTGGTACCACTTTCTAGAATTTTTATTCCTCCGAGCGGCCATACTCCAGGAGACAGTGTCAGTGTATGTGCCACGTTGTCTACTCCAACAAGAGTAATAGCTCCATTTGATGTGCCAGGCGCGACATAGAGACCGCTAAACACTCGCGCTTCTCCGTCAACAATTGGTGCATACTCACCAGCAGTAAAAGCTAAAGGCGCATAGGCGACAGCAGAAGAGGTATCACGTATAAGAGATCTTTCGTATAGGTTTAGATTATTGCTCATAATGTCTATTTATAGTTATTTTTGTTTGGCATCAGGAATTGCCATGCCGATGCAGAGCGACAAGCAGAGCGCGAAGCTTATAAACAAGAAGCGTCTCAGCTCATCCATATTTTCGCCAAGGGCACCCTTTTCGTCTGAAGCAGAAGCAGTTTTGATTTCAATCACTCGATTTATCTTTGCGCAAAGTTGATCTGTGACGGTATAAAGATTTGGCAGCAACTCGTTTATTGTTTCAGTGTTTTGTGTCTCTATCGCTGCATAGAGTTCGACAAGTATCTTGTTTACCACGTCGTCTTGTGAACGAATGAATGCTGACTCTTCACGCTCTTCTGGCAACGCGTTTGCATAGTATTTTTGTAGCAAGATTGCATTTTTTGCCTGACCTTCTTTTAACCGATGCAGCGCGTCTTGTGCTGACATCATGCCATAGAGATATTTTACAGTAGTGTCTACAAGTGTCAAGGCGTACCAGTCAAAGCTCAAACCAATATCACGAGTAGCAGACTGCGTCTGAACTGTTGCAGCAGAATAATGGCGCTGCATGGTATTTAACGAGCTGTATCCGCTAATAACAAACGCGCATATAATTGCAGCGAGTACGGTTATCATTAATTTTATATTCATGGCTTTTTCACATATTTTTCTGGTGAGCGTTCAAAATTCTTTGCGAGCTTGATGATGCCTGTGATGATTTCTGGAGAGACAACCCCGATAATGCCATAGGTAATCGCTTTGTAGAGGCTAGGAATGTCGGTCTGCTCCAATATAAACCATGCGATTGCTGCAGAGAGCGCGGCTGATATTATATTTTTAAACTGCTCGAGAATTGTATACTCTTTTTTCGCTGTCATGAGTCGGGCAAGCATGCCTGCTGCTCCAACTAGGGGTATTATCCAACCACCCTCTAGAAACTCTTTTAGCATCGATCTTTCTGGTTCCATTTATAACTATATACTTTTAAAGTGTGAAACATCACGTAATGACTATCAATATAAGAGTATTTATAAAAAACCTCGTTTTACCGGGTTAAGCCATGATCAACCGCATATTTATAAAAAAGTTCTTCATGAAAGCTGCGTATTCTATACTTTTCTATTATTTCGTCCAACGAATAATGAAAGGCGCACGTTATGTCATATATTGACTGTAGTGACCCGCAATAGTAGTTGTCTATGCCCTTTATGTGCCTGTAATGTTGCGGATATTTTAGGCTAAGACCGCTTCCACGTGTTGTCATCTTTAGTAGGTTTTTAGGAGGAGTATAACACACTGGCGTAGTAAACTTATCATAACGCGTGCTTATTACAAGATCATAGTCGTATGTGTGGTTATGATAGAGATGTGAAGCGAGTTTAAACTTTCCGGCCCACATACGTTTCCAAGCAATCTTTGGACAGGTGTTTATCTTGCCTTCTAAGCTGCCATGTAGCTGCAACTGAGAGTCGTCGTCAACTATAATTTGTTTTATAGAGTGTTCGCTAAAATAGTCTATAAGAATATCTTTTTTAACCTCAAAAGTTTCACATTGATCCAAGACTCTATATGAACTTTTAGCTTCCGAAACGTTCCACGTATGTAAAAACAAATCAACACCATGACCACGCGTTTTTAGCGCAGTCAAGTAGTCTTTTAGTTGAGAGTCATTCAACCCGCCTCGTATGTGTCCTCGTATACAAAATGCGACTCTCATAATAAACCAATGTTGTGTGCGTGACGATAAACTAACTCTTCTTGATAAATGGTGTCAGGATATTGCATAACTATGCTGTCTAAATCACGATAAAAGTCATATACAAACGCATACATATTTTCCGGGGTGCCAACATAAAAATTATCAACACCAATTAAACTTTTAGTGTACGACGGATATTTAAATGCAAATTTTTCGCCTTTAGAAATTAGGCGTTGCAAATGATTTGGTGGAGTATAACATATTGGAGCCGTAAAAAAATCATAGCGAGTGTTAATTAACGCGTCATAGTTTTTACGATTTTTGTACGCTTCTGCCACCACTGCGGCTTGTCCTGCCCACATACGTTTCCATGCAATTAGCGGACAGGTACTTTTACAAACAACACCGCTTTTCTTGCCGTATATTTTTATCTTAGAATCGTTTTCTATGCACACGTCTATCACGTTGCGGTTTTTAAAATAACTACGTAACAACCCTTCTTTAACTTGAAAAAGATGTGATCGATCGAGTGTTTTATAACTTGTTTTTGCTTCTGACTCTGACCAGGTATGACAATAGACATCAATAGAATGCCCGTCTTTTTCACAGTTGTTTATAAATTCTCGTAATGCGTCGCTAAAGAGTCCGTCTCGTATGTGTCCTCTTAAACAAAGTGCAAGTCTCATAAGTCTTTAAGCTTTAACATAACATGCTTTACTGCCATCCACATGTCTAGATATTTATAGGTTGCAAGGCGTCCGACGAAAATTACGTCTTTTTCCGCTTTAGCGAGACTCTCATAGAGGCGATAGGTTTCTTGTCCTTCGCCCCAAGGAATAGGATAAAACGGCACGTCATTTTTACCACAAGCTTTAGGATACTCTCGCGTAACGACTGTAGGGCCAACGTGGCCTGGAGTAAAGTAGCTGTGATCATAGACTCGCGTGTATGGGGTGTCAGGATTGTTTTGATTGACTATAAACGTGTCCATCTTTTCGCAAAGCACGTCATGTTCAAAGCGCAGCGAGCGATAGGGCAACTCTCCGTAGATAGTGCCAAAGTAGCTGTCAATCTTTCCGGTATAGACGATAAGGTCATCGAGAGTCCTCTCAAAGGCCCAGCGATCTTCAGCGCAATTTAGATGTACTGTAATGCCGTCTAACATACGCCCGAACATTGCAGAGTAACCTTCTTTTGGGATGCACTGATACTTTTGACCTTCAAACCAGGTAGGGTCTGCCGCGTCTGCAGTTTTAGGAATACGATTTGTAATTGTCTTTGGAATCTCGTCGAAGGGCACGCCCCACTGCTTTTCGCTGTAGTCTTTAAAGACGTATTCTACAATCTCTTCTTGTGAAAGCTCGCGACCAAGTTCAGAGACTGTCTTTCGGCTATATGGCAAACTGACTCGACCAAGTCGCGTGTCTCCCTTTGGTTGCAGCTTAAACGGGATCCACTCAGTATAACGACTTAGAAACTCATAGACTTCTTCGTCGTCAGTATGAAAAATATGAGGGCCATATTGATGCACGAGCGTGTTTGTGACGTATGCATCGGCGCAGTTTCCACCAATGTGTGGCCGCGTCTCATAAATCTCAACGGCATACCCTTTTTCTTTTAATAACACCGCTGCAGTGACTCCTGACAGCCCACAACCAATTACTTTAGCATTTTTTTTCATAAAATAGTATTTTATCACAGTTTTTGTCACCTGTAAACATAAATATATATCTATATGAAAATAAATGAAAAAGTTTACGTAAACAGCGAATTTAAAGATCTTCTCCGCAGCATGAATGTTGGCATTGTCGACTATATTGTAGTGTATAAAGTCGAAGGCGACAAGGTATTTTTCAAAGCAAACAGTGCGCGCCTCCACCTAAGCAAGGGTGAGTTTGAAGAGGTACGACTCAGCGCTTAGGCCCACCAAATATTTGGTACATGAGGGTCGTTAAATGGTCTAGGTACATTTATCTCTACGCCGTCTTCGTTTAACGCAGTCTGATTTGACGACCAGACGATAAACTGATCTCCGCCATCGGGTATCTCGATATCAACGAGGTCGCGAAAAAGTACCCAGTATTGACCGTCGCCGTTATGCTCTCCGACTTCATGCAGAGCGTGCTCGTGACTCGCTAATGTAGAAACAACTGTGCCGTCTTCTGATGCACGTGCGAATCCGTGTGCTAAGCCAAACGCTTCGGCTATCTCTTTAGAAGGAAATCGTAAGATATAATCAGTCATAGCGTTATGCTGCGAATGGTGCGAATGATGCGTTAATTACTGCCATTGCAGTATTGCCAGTAACACTAGCCATTGATCCCTTGAATGTGCATGACATTGCCATCATAGCAGAGCCTCCGCCAGTTGAAGCGACTGGCAGCGTAGCTAGTGGAGTATTGTTTGGAATTGTATTTCCAGCGGTGCCGTAGTATAGAGACGCTGTACCAAGTCCGTTTGAACTTATCAATACGGTGTGGTTGTTTTGTAGATCAACACTAAACCCAGACAGTATCGGCGAATATGTTGGTGATTTTGCAACCTGTGTTGCTGTTCCCACTAAAGCAGCAGACGGAACAATTGCTACTCCTCCCGAAGTGGTTGAGACTTTAAATGTATTGCTCAAGGCGGCTTCAACAACAAAATATGTTGTTTGAGTGGCGAGGTTGGTAATTCCACTCTGCATTGCAGTAAAACGTACGCGATCGCCAACAGTAAATCCGTGTGCGCCAACAGTTGTCAAAAGGGAGTTTCCTGCAGTTGAAGTTACAGCTGCTGTTCCGTCTTGGAACCACATTCTATAACCATTGATATCATTTACTATACCAACACCGCGTCCACAAGGCAGACCGCCAGACCAGTTGTTGCTAATTCCAAGCCAATATTCTGAGGTCGAACTTGCTTTCTGTTCGCTGTGATTAAATCTAAAACTTATTGAAAATGGGAAATTCCAATCAAGTGATCCGCCACTAGAAAAGTTAAGATGGCACGTGCCAAAGTCTTTGCGTGCCCACGAAGTATGATCCAAACCTAGACCAGTAGTAGGTCCATTCGAAGTATTTAAGAATGCTCTACCATCAGTAGTATCCAGCCACTCGCTGTTACCAGAATTTCCAATTTGTGAAGCATTTGTGCCCCCTCTAACATTCCACGTGCGTTGTGTGCTAAAACGCTGTATGGCGCTTTCTTGCATCATCAATTCACGACGAATTGTAGAACGAGTTACTGCACTGTGTATAGTATTTGGAAGCTGCTGAGGCAGTTCAAGATTTCCTGTTGCAGAACCGCTAAATGCAGGACTGACGAGTGTCTTGTTGCTTAGGTTTTCAGCTGCTGTTCGAGTAGATAGTTCGTTTAGATTTAGTCCTAATGCGCCGAGTATGGCAGTTTTTTCTGCAGGGGTCGCTGTATTTAAGTCGATTGGCATAATATACTGTTATTTATATTGTTATTCTAATTTGATCATTCAAATATGTAATAGAGTCTACGCCCAATGTGAGATCTTGTGTAGAGGTTGTAGTGAGCGTTTGAAGCTTTGAGTCTGACAAGCGCTGACGATAGTATTGAATATTTGTAATAATTCCGTCCCATAGTCGTCCAATTGTAGCCTGTGGATTGTATCCAAAAAGTGCAGTTGTGGATGGCAGCTCGACACTAGTGTCTTGTGTGCCGAGAGTGCCGTTAAGACACACCCTCGCGTCGTTACTAGCAAAAGCAAGGGCTACTTTTCTTAGTGTTGGGCCTGCAGGCAGCGTGCCAAGATACCCACCACTAGTATTATCAAAAGTTATACTTGGATTGCCAATAAATGATCTGATTGCTTGACCTCCTCCGTTTGTCACACCAAGTTGAACGCGATGTCCGCCATCTTGAAATCCAAACCGAAAAAGTTCAGTTGCTACTTGGCTGGGCTGCGTATTTAAACTGCATTGACCGACTAGAGTGCCGCCTTGCGCGTTATAATAGCTTGAAATACTAGATTGTGTATAGACGTCTCCCGATCTTAATGCCGGAAGAATAGTTGTTGGTATATAGCTTGAAACCTTACCATTTACCCCCGTTCCTGATTTTTCTACTTGCGCACCCCACACTTCAATCGTATTATCTGCTGACGTTCCTTCTGCATCAATATAGAAACGATTTGCGCTTGTGTATCCTGTTGAGGTATATGTGATTCTTT